GGCGACAACAATACTTTGATCCCTACGGACAAATGGGCCGCTTTTAGCGAGAAAGGTGGCCTTAAGGGGACAATTGACCTTTTGCCCATCGACGCCATCGCGGCGACCCTGATCCAGTGCTATCAGGCCCAGGCACAGATCAAGGGCCAGATTTACGAGATCACGGGTATTTCGGACATCATTCGCGGCCAGACGGCGGCGAGCGAGACGGCTACGGCACAGCAGATCAAAGGCCAGTATGCCGGTCTTAGGCTTCGCGCCATGCAAGAGTCCGTGGCGCTGTTTGCAACCGAACTGATCCGGCTCAAGGCACAGATCATCTGTTCACAGTTTCAGGAAGAAACCATCCTGCAATACGCGGCGGCACAGCAGTTGTCGCCCGAAGACCAGCAGATGATCCCGCAAGCCCTGCAATTGCTGAAGTCAAATCCGCTGCGGAACTTCCGCATTGAGGTTGCGGCGGATAGCCTTGTTCAGCTTGACGAACAGCAGATGAAGCAGGAGCGCATAGAATTCATCGGCGCGTTTGGCAACTTCTTGCGTGAGGCTGTGACGGCGGGACAACAAGTGCCCGAACTGACCCCAATGCTCATGAAGGTCATGCAGTTTGCCATTGGCTCGTTTAAGCAGGCCAGGACCATTGAAGGCGTCATTGACGTTGCGCTTCAGAAGCTAGAGCAAAAGCAGGCCCAACAAGCTCAAAATCCGCAACCTGATCCTGAAATGATGAAGGTCCAGGCGGAACAGCAGGGCGCTCAAATGAAGATGCAGGCCGATCAACAGGCGGCACAAATGAAGATGCAGTCGGACGCGCAAAATCAGCAGGCGCGTGTGCAGGCAGATATGCAGATTGAGCAAATGAAGGCTCAAATGTCCACTGAACTTCAGCGTCAAAAGCAGGAGTTTGACGCGCAAATGAAGCTTCGGGAACTGGCTCAACAGGAAGAATTTGATCGCTGGAAAGCTGAACTCGACGCGGCGACTAAGATTATGGTGGCACGGATTGCGGCTAATCCTGGGTCAGATGTGCCGCTCCTTGAGTCTCAGCAACAGTCGGCAAGCGATATAGCCGAAAGCATGAAGGAAGTCATTTCGGGCATTTCGTCTACCTACAACGACATGATGAATATGCACGGGCAGACGATGGAGCGCCTAAATGGCGTCATGGAAAACCTGTCAGCGCCAAAGCGCCTTGTTCGTGGGCCGGATGGTCGCGCCGTTGGCGTCGAAACCGTGCGCCCAAGCATCCAATAGGTGAGCAATGGCTGACAACGTAGGATATACACCCGGCGTAGGCGCGGAAGTTGCTGCTGACGACATCGGCGGTGTTTTGCATCAGCGGGTCAAGATCGGCATTGGCGCGGATGGCACGGCGGTTGACTTGTCGTCGGCCAACCCCATGCCAATTACGGCGTCGTCGGCTATTCCTATTTCAACGCCTAGCGCTATTGACGTTACGGTTGGCAATTTCCCAGCCACGCAAACTGTCAATGTTTTGGACCCGTCAACCCAGACTACGTTTGGTCCTGTCATTGCGGCCAGCACGGTCCTGTTCAGCGCCGTGGATACGGCCAACGAGCGCACCATTGTTCTGCAACTGAGCGGGCTATGGAATGGCGGTGTTTATCTTCAAGCGTCTCAGGACAACACGACTTGGTGGGCCTGTCAGGGGTTTGGTTCCTCCAGCGACGTAGTTTTGTCGGATACGTTCTACAATCCCGACATCATCACTGTTCCGGTGGTCGCCCGCTATTTCCGCGCCATCACGACGCCTGACTTTAGTGGGTCGATCTCGGGTTCATATAGCCTTCGGGCGATTGATACCCCGCCGTTCTGGAACAACTCGCAACTGGTTGCGGTGGACCCGTCCGTCACCATGCCTGTCGGCGGTGTGGACCCCAACGGCCATGTGCGGCGTATGGCGCTTGCCCCCTCTGGAGGCGTTTTCCCGGCGGACGGCACGACTGTAACCGGCTCACGGCAAGGGGCGTCTGTCGGCCCTGTAGTGCTTGTGGACACAGCGGGTTACGGCTCCATCGTCCTGCAACTGGCAGGCACGTTCACCGGCACCATTTCGTTCCAGGCGTCAAATGACCTGACGACATGGACGACTGTGGCGGGCTGGTCTGTTTCGGGCGCTGCAACACCCGTCACTACGACCACGGCGGTCGGCCAGTGGGTGTTCCCCGCTGCGGGTCGCTACTTCCGCGCCCAAATTACTACGGCAGGCACTGGCGTTCCTCTAGGCATCGTCGTCCTGCGGAACTTCTCCGCGTGGATGCCGCTATCTACCCCGGCTGTCACCGCGACTAACCTTTCGACCAACATTGCTCAGATTGGCGGCACTTCCCCGGTTACGGCGGGCGTGGCGGGTATGTTTGCCGTTGGCGGCAACATTGCAGAGGACACGGCAGCAACCTCTAACCCGCTTATTTGCGGTGGTATTGCCCGCACAGCACTGCCTGCCTCAACTCTGGCTTCAGGAGATGCCATACGCCAAACTTTCAGCGTGTCGGGCCAGTTGATTACCAAGGAGAACGCGCCCGGCGACCTTGATTTTTATGTCAACGCAACGGTGACGACCAATACGCAAACCGCGCTTCGGGCGGCGCAAGCATCGCCTATTCGGCAAAATGTCACCGGGCTGACGTTCCAAAACACCAACGCAACCGCCACCACGCTGACAATCCAAGACGGCGCTACAACGCTGATTACTTTTAGCGTTCCAGCCAGTATGACGCTGCCTGTTCAGTTGAATTTCCCGACGCCCCTGCGCGGCACGGCAGCAACCGCGTTGAACTATACCGCAGGAACAACGGGCGCAAACATCCTGCTAAATGTCATTGGCTTTAACTCCTACTAGGAAACCACAATGCTTCTTCAAAACGTCGTTGGGCCACCCGCTGCGGCGGGAAACAATGCCATCGTCAACGGGCGCTCGGGTCAGCTTGGGGACGCCATCGTCTCTGAACTGCACGGGCGCTATTACGAAACCACTTACCGGGGCAATAGCTTCCTGCTGTCGGTCTCTACGGCTGCGGCGGTTACGGCCTACACGGGCGCTGCGGCGGGCACACCTATGCTGGCCTTGTTCAACCCGACTGGTAGCGGCAAGAACGCCGTCCTAAACAAGGCCGCCATCGGCAACGTGGTTGCGGCCTCGGCTGCGGGCACCGTGGCTTTTGGCCTCTATTTCGGCACAACCGCCGCCATCACGCAGGCCACGACCACCGCGCCCTGGACTATGAATACTCAGCTTCAGTCCGGCTCGGTCATGACCGGCTTCCGAAACGTCGCCCTGACTTCGGGTTCCGCCGCCAGCAACGTTATTCCCGTGGCTACCTATTATTGGGCCACCGCCGCTGGCGCTGCGCTCGTGACTGGTGGTCCGATTGATCTTGAAGGCTCAATCATCATTCCGCCCGGCTCTTACGTTGCTCTTGGCGGCTCCTCCGCTCTGACTTCCGCAACGTGGATTGGCTCGCTCCAGTGGGAAGAAGTCCCGGTTTAAAATGACTGTTCAGCAACTCATTCAGTTAGCGCAAAACAAACTGACAACCCTCCAGCAGTCTCGCCAGTGGGCCTGGGAAGCCGGTAATGCGGAATCCGTGAGTTCGCTGGACATAGAAATTGCTCAGACTCAAGACACATTGGCACGACTTCAGACGTTGATTTAAGCCATGTTGCTGACGCTGCTATCACAACAGGGCGCACCACCACCGCCCCCTGTTGTTGATTTTGACACGCATGATGGCGACAGGCAGCGTCGGCGTTTTGCTGTTGACCGCGATGAACGCAAAAAGCGTCGTAGTAACGTTATTGCCGCGTTTGAGGCCCTGGTCGAAGGTAAAGACCCAATTGTTGAGGAAATCGTGGAGGAATTCACGGTTGCCCAAGCAACGCCATCTGTCACAAGCCCTCGCATCGACTACGACAAACTGATCCGCAACATTGATGCTGTCCAGCGGCTCTGGAACGCCTATATTGACATGGACGACGAGGAAATTCTGTTGCTGCTATGAAATACAAAGCCGTTTGGGATAAAAAGGGACTGCTTGCCGAATATGAACATGGCGAACTGGTCTATCTCCGCAAGGACTACGAACCGCCTAATCAATCCGAACTTGCGCGTCCAATGGTCATCCGCGACATTGAGCCCTATCAGAACATGATTGATGGCAAGATGATTAGTGGCCGCGCAGAACATCGCGAATTTCTGAGACGAAACAATTGCATCGAAATCGGAAACGAGAAGATGCAGACGAAAATAGTTGCGCCAAAGACAAATCGGCGCGAAACAATCACAAGGCAGCTTAGTGATATGTCTGATCGTCAGGCAAACAAGATTATCAAGCAGCTAAAGAAGGGCATTTGAGTTTGCGAATGGACACCCAAGAGCAACCCACCGAAGAAGCCGTTGACCGCCGCGACTTGCTGTTGCAGCAGTTTGAGGAAGCGGAAACCCCGCCAGAAGAATCCGTCCCTGTAGAAACACAGGAAGAAACAGAGCCCGAAGAACCTAAGATTTGGGCTAAACCGCCTTCCAGTTGGAAAAAGGACTATCACGAAGCCTGGGATACGGTTGATCCCAAAGTCCGTGAATACATCTGGCAGCGTGAGGACGAAACCCGCGCTGGCATTGAGCCCCTGAAGACCAAGGCTCAATTGGCCGAACAGATGCAAAAGGTCGCCGAACCCTACATGCAGACTATTCAGGGCCTTGGCGTGGACCTTCCCACCGCCGTCGGCGCTTTGATGGATGCAGACCACAATCTTAGGTATGGCAACCCGCAACAGAAGCGGGCATACCTCAACCAATTGGCGCAGCAATATGGCGTCAATCTTGGAGACACGGGCGATTTCCAACAAGAAATGCCGGTCGATCCATATATTTCACAGCTTCAACAAGAGTTGTATGGACTCCGAAACGAAGTTGTGGGATGGAAGCAACAGCAAGAGGCGTCTAAGAATGAGACGCTTCAGGCTGAGATTCAGGAATTCTCGTCAAAAGCGGAATTCTTTGAAGATGCAAAGCCTACGATGATTACGCTCCTACAGAGCGGCGTCGCAAGCACACTACAGGACGCCTATGATAAGGCTGTCCGTCTTGACAACGACCTCTTTGAAAGAGTGCAGCAAGGCCAACAAGCCGCCGCTGAAGCCGCCAAGAGGAAAGCCGCCGATCTGGCGGCAAAGTCTGCCAAGGCAGCAGCGGTAAGTGTTCGGACTTCTACACCCAGGGTTCAGACGGCTACCAACGCGCAAGACAGGCGGTCTATGTTGCTCGCTCAATTCGGCGACGCGGCAGACCGTCTTTGATGAAACCCTGATTAGGAGGCAAGCCAATGGCTTATGCTAACTCTGCTGTCAGCGACATCATTGCGACGAACATCCAAAGCCGCAGTGGTGAACTCGCTGATAACGTCACCAACAACAACGCCCTTCTGCGTCGTCTGAAGGAACGCGGGAACGTCAAGACGTTTTCTGGCGGTAACGTGATCTTGCAAGAGATCATGTATAACGACGCTTCGTCCAACAACACGAACAGCTATTCCGGCTACGAAACGCTGAACGTGTCCCAGAACTCGCCCATTTCGGCGGCTCAATTCGGCATCACCCAATACGCTTCGGCTGTGACCATTTCGGGCCTCGAAATGATCCAGAACAGCGGCAAGGAAGCCATCATTGATCTGCTTGATGGTCGTATGTCGGTCGCTGAAGCCCAACTTCAGAACCGCATGAGCGGCGACATCTATCTTGATGGCACCGGCAACAGCGGCAAGAACATCACCGGCCTCGGCGCGGCTGTTCCTGACGTTCCGACCTCGGGCACCTACGGCGGCATTAACCGCGCCACTTGGTCCTTCTGGCAACCCAAGTCCTATTCGGGCGTGACCAACGGCGGCGCGGCTGTCTCGGCTTCCAACATCCAAGCCTACATGGATGCTCTGGCCGTTCAACTGATCCGTGGAACCGACAAGCCTGACCTGATCGTGGCGGACAACAACTACTACCGCCTCTATCTCCAGTCGCTCCAGGCTATCCAGCGCATTTCGGACTCCGGTTCGGGCATGGCTGGCGCTGGCTTCGCCTCCCTCAAGTATTACGGCGCGGGCATGGCCTCCGACGTTGTGCTTGACGGTGGTATCGGTGCCTCGGCCACGGCGAACCACATGTGGTTCCTGAACACCAAGTATCTGCACTTCCGCCCGCACGCTGACCGGAACTTTGTTCCCATCGGTGGCTAGCGTCAGTCCGTCAACCAAGACGCCATTGTGAAACTGATTGGCTGGGCAGGCAACATGACCTGCTCGGGTGCGCAGTTCCAAGGCGTCCTCATCGCCTAAGAAAAGGGAACGATCATGCCTTACATTTTTGACGAACCCAAGCTGGGCCTTCAACAAGTCGATCAGATTGACGATGGTGTGCTTTCGCCCGCCAGCGTCTCCAACGGCTCCACTACGACCATTCCGACCCCGCCTTATGTGCTGGGCCAGATTGTTCGCGGCTTTGACGCTACATACGGGGAGGGTGAATTCATCCTTCTCAAGGGCGTTGCCAGCACCGCCGTAGGCTCTATCGTCACCTACAACGGCACGACCTACGAAACCGCCCTGACTCCGGTTACGGCCAATCAGGCGCGTCCCGTGGCTATCTCAATGGCTGCTAACACTTCTGCCACCAAGTTCTCTTGGTATCAGATTGCTGGCACCGCCGTTGCGGCCAAGACGGTTGGTGTCCGCATCAACCCAACTGTCGCGATTGGCGTCACTTCGGCGGGCAAGGTTGCGGCTTCTTCGTCTGGCAAGGAAATCCTTGGCGCACGTTCGGCCAATGCTGCTACCGTGGCCTCTGCTACGACTACCGTTGCCATCGTGATTAATCGGCCTCATATGCAAGGCCGGATCACCTAAAACGGGTGGGGGAGGGGCAACTCTCCCCCATTTCATATGGAAATTGAAATCCTCTGCAATACAAACGACGACATTCTTTTCGCTAACATTAGCGAGAACTCGCGCAAGCATCGGTCCTGGATCAAGATGCTCGAAGCGCATGACGGACACGCAGTCATTGTTGGCGGTGGTCCATCGCTCCAAGAACATCTACCCACAATCAGGAAGCGCAAGGATTTAGGGCAGACGATTTTCGCCCTGAACGGCGCGGCTGGGTTTTTGAGCAAGAACGGCATCATCCCTGACTATCAGGTTATCCTTGATGCGCGGCCCGGCAATATCGTGCTGATCGGCAACGCGCATAAGTATCTCATCGCCTCACAGTGCGACCCGGCCATTTTTAACGTGCTGGGGAGCGCGTTTATATGGCACCCGGCCATTGACGGCATTGAGGAGCATTTGCCCGCCCACGACGATGATTATGCCCTTATCGGCGGTGGCACGACCGTAGGGCTGTCGTCCATGTGCCTTGCCTACACGATGGGCTTCAGGAAGCTGCACCTGTTCGGCTATGACTCGTCGCACCGTGCAAGCCTGGGACACGCTTACGAACAGCCCATCAATGCGACGGAACCGCTGTGCAAGGTGACGCTTGGCGGCAAGGTGTTTACGTCCAGCCTGACTATGGCGCGACAGGCCGAACTGTTCCCCGAAGTCTGCAACAACCTGATCGACCTTGGCTGTGTCATTACGGTGGATTCGGATGGGCTAATCATGGAAGTGATGAACCAGATGCGGCTTTCCGCACAGCCCATGACTGAGGAAGAAAAATACCGCAAGATGTGGGAATTTGACTCCTACCGGATCATGTCCCCAGGCGAGAACTTTGCCGCTGAATTTGCCAAAGTCGCCAAGCCGCACTTCCTCGACATCATTGCGGACTTCGGCTGTGGCACCGGGCGCGGTGGCTTGGCGGTCAACAAGCTTACCAACTGCGATGTCATATTCGTGGACTTTGCGGATAACTGCCTTGATTTGAGGGGCCAGTTTCCGTTTGTCTACGCAGACCTGACTGAGCCCATGTCAATGAAGGTAAGTGCCGACATTGGCTATTGCACAGATGTCATGGAGCATATTGAGCCTGAAAAGGTTGCGGACACGATCCGAAACATTATGGATTGTGTTGACAAGTGCTTCTTTAAGATTGCCTTGTTTCATGACAATATGGGGGCCTTGATAGGGCATCCCCTGCATCTATCGGTTTTTCCCGTCGAATGGTGGGAAGAACAATTTGCAGGATACGATGTGCTGTATAGGAACCATGACGGGGACACCCCCTTTCCGTATGCTACCTTCTACGTCCAAGCCAAAGAAAGGGCTTAACAATGGCGATTCCCTCACGAGTTTTGGCGGCTGGTAATGCTCCGCTTTCTACCGAAGTCATTTGCGGCGATGCGGTCAACAACCTGACCGCTACCGGCTCCACCACCACCGATGCTCTGCAACTGAGTGCGGTTCTCAACAACGTGGCAACCACCGCTGCGTCTACCGGCGTCAAGCTTCCGCCCGCCGAAATGGGCGCTATGGTTGTCGTGTTCAACAGCGGCGCAAACTCGCTGACGGTCTACCCCATCGCGGGCACGACCATCGACGGCGGTTCGTCTGTTGCTATTGCAACGGGCAAGGAGCGCATTTTCTTTGGCTTCTCCCCGACGGTTTGGCTTTCACATCTCGGAGCGTAATTCATGCTGGATAGCGATGTTCACAACTCGGACACCCATCTTTTCGTTGAGTTTTATGAATACGAAAACGACCCCTACAAGGGACGACCTTTCGTCAGGATTATGACCCCTGGAGACAAAACGAACGTCATTGAGACGTTTGCCAACGACGATCACAAGATGCGGTTTCCGCGCCAATGGCTCGCTTTCCAGATGAAGGGTTCCGACGAAGTTGCAATGCTGATTGGCGTCCCGTTGTCGCGGTGGCGTCAAGAGCGACCAGATGACCTTAGCGAAGTGCAACAGGCTGAGTTGCAAATCCTGAAGTTCCAGACGGTCGAACAGGTTGCCACTTCGACGGACGCGCAGCTTCAGCGGATCGGGATGGGGGCTGCGGGACTTCGGGAACGTGCCCGCGCCTATCTCACTGGCAAGAACAACGCGGAAGCGGAAAGCAAGAACAGCGCCCTACAGGCCGAGATTGATGAACTCAAAAAGCAGATGCAGGCTTTCTTGAGCGAACGTCGCGGCCCTGGGCGCCCCAAGAAGGAAGAAACGGTAAATGCCCTCGACAATGCTGGAGTTGGTGACTCAGGTCACAAATGAACTGGGCATTTCGACGCCTTCGTCGGTTGCCGGAAACGCTAATCAGGACGTAGTTCAAATCCTCGCGTTGATGAACGCATCGGGATACGAATTGCTCCGAAAGGCTGACTGGCGAAGGCTTACCGCCTCCTATTCCTTCTTCACGGAATACACCACGACCACGGGCACCTACACGACATCTGCAAAGACCATTACGGGCATCCCGTCTACAACTGGCCTTGATACGACATATATGGCCGTAGGCGCGGGCCTGCCTAATGGCACGTTTGTCGATAGTGTGGATTCATCCACACAGGTTACGCTGTCAGCCTATCCCCAAGTCGCGGCGACTAGCGGCACGATCTATTTTCAGAAGGTCAAAAACGCCTTTCCGTCTGACTACGACGCCATTGTGCCGCGCACACAGTGGGACAAGAGCAAGCATTGGGAAATGCTTGGCCCTGAGAATGCCCAACAATGGGAATGGCTGCTGAGTGGCTATATTAGCACAGGCCCGCGCATTCGGTGGCGGCTGTATGGCGACTATTTCCAGATTTGGCCGGGGCTCTCGACGGCTGAAAACCTTAGCTTTGAGTATCGCAGCAATGGTTGGGCTCGAAGTGCTGCTGGCGTGGCGAAGACCAGTTTTACGCTCGATACTGACACTTGCATCTATCCCGACCGGGTAATGGTTCTAAACACCAAGCTAAAGTATTTTCAGGCTAAGGGCTTTGACACTACGGCCCTGTATCGGGACTATTACACCGAACTGGATACGGCGATTGCACAGGACACTTCGTCCGCGAACCTCTCCTTTGCGCCGCGCCCTGGAAACATCTTGATCGGCTACGACAACATTCCTGACAGTGGATACGGGCGGTAATGGGCTTTTCGCCGCGCACATTGGTTCAGAAGGCTTCGGCGCAAGTCGAATCCTTGCCCGCACCTGTCGGGGGCTGGAACGCCCGTGACTCGCTGGCAAACATGGATGCGATGGACGCGGTGACGATGGTCAACATGTTCCCGACCGTCTCTAGCGCGGTCCTGCGTGGCGGATACACCGAACACGCCACCGGCCTTGATGGTCAGGTGCAGTCGCTCATGACCTATGCGGCGGGGCCGGTTACGGAACTATTTGCAGTCACGGATACAGGTAAACTTTACGATGTAACGTCAAGCGGCCCTGTCGGGGCTCCGTTGGTGACGGGGCTGTCGAGCGGCGTTTGGGAACACGTTAACATCACGACCAGCGCGGGTAGTTACCTTGTCGCGGTCAACGGCCTTAACGAGCCCGGCCTGTATGACGGCACGACTTGGACAACGATTTCGACGGGCGGCGGTGGAACTCAGATTTCCGGCGTGACGACAAGCGATCTTGTCAATGTGGTGCTGTTCAAGAACCGGCTGTGGTTCATCGAAAAGAACACGCTGAACGCTTGGTATCTGCCAACCGATTCTATCTATGGCGCGGCTCAAAAGCTGGAAATGACCGCGATTGCCCGACACGGCGGGCATCTGGTGGACCTTGACACTTGGACTATCGACGCGGGCTACGGCGTGGATGACAACCTTGCATTCATTACGAGCGAGGGCGAGGTTATCCTGTGGAGTGGAACGGACCCGACCAACATCAACACGTTTGCCCTGATCGGCGTGTGGAAACTGGGTTCGCCCATCGGTCAACG